GTTATATTTTAAATCTCTAAGCTGTGCGCTATACGAATCAAGAGTCCTATGATCGTCTTCAATATAGTTAATAATACGGATGTCACTAACACCGCGCTGGCATAGAATAATAGACATACTATCGTTCCAGCCCAGGTCAAACACAACATGAACTTTAAGCATAGGATCGTAGGGTACGTTAGTAACTCGGCTATTCTCTTGAGCATCTCTTATCTCGTTACTGTATATCGCGCCATCTACTGCAGCCTTACATTCACCTTCCCATATATTTGCATAGTCAGGATTGTGTTCTTTAGCATAAAGCCGCTCAATGTTTAATACTTTAGGAAAGTATGGATTGTCTTGCCAGTTTATCTTTTTAACTATTGCGTTACTTGCTGTGTTAATAACAAACCGTTGATAAGTATCATCTGTATCAATGTCAGGATTAAACGTTACCCAGATCTCTGAATCAGGTTTACGTATCGTTGGAGTTAATATATCCCAACTACGCTTACTTACCGTCTGCGCTTCTTCTACCCATACTATATCGACACCTTCAAATGATTTAATACTTTCTACCGTGTTAGTAGCCAATCCTGCAAAGTTTATTTGTGTACCATTTATAGCGCGTATCTCCGACTCTAGCACTATATAAAAAGCACCCAAGCCTAATACTTGTATCTGATCGCTTAAAAGTTGATGCACTGACTGCTTAATAGACTTCTGTATTTCCCTAGCGCATAAGATACGTAACGGTTTTTGGTAGCCGTGTATTAATAACGCCCTAGCAAATCCCCATGACTTACCTGATCCCCTTGACCCATAAGCAACTTTATATCTACTCGGTTCAAATAAGAATTGCAGTATGTTAGGAAAATCAATCTTCGGTTGTCGGTTCAGGTCTGACAAAGTTTACTGTAAATCCTAGTGGGAATAATGAACCGTCTGGTGTGGTTATCTCTTGTGTAACTAACGCTTTGCCTTCCATCCTGTCAAAAACAAACTCAACTGCCCATCTCTCACCGCCTGCAAATTGGTCTACAACAGCTTCAACACCTTGACGCATTTTTTCTCTGTCGTTAGCGTTTAGTGCTGCTCTTAACAGGGCTGATAGCTGTGAGCCTTTACCTGCATTGTTGTTGCCTTCAGGCGCTCCGCCTTTATTAGTTGTTTCGTTTATATCTGTTTGATTTTTCATTGTCTTATGACTCCCGTAGGTTGGTCACATATAATATTATGTAACTGTGTTAACTCCGTAGTTTAATGCTGGAGCGTTAATGTTGTCGCCTGCGTTTAAAAATCTACCTGCTCCAGATGATTGCATTGGAGCTGATGGTGTTTGCATCATTGGTGCTTGTTGTTGTGCGTATGGTTGATAGTTTGTGTTCATGTATGGAAACAAATCTGCAATGTTGGGTACGTTGACATTTTGTGATGCCATTTGTGCGCGTTTAATCATCTCTTCAACCATAGATGGCTGTGGTGGTGTAGGTGGAGGTGCATTTATGCCCATACTAGAATTTAGTGTATACATCCCAGTGGGCATACCATTAACTCCGTAGATTGGAGTCATATTTTGCCTGTTTACATTTGCGCCCATTCCCATCATCTACTCCAAATCGTTAAGCCAATAATCTTGAAACTCGTTTACATTAATCGGATGTATCATTCTAGCGTATACATCCAGCCAGTGATAAGCGTTGTCTGTGTCCTTATAACCTTCAAAGCATGGTGTGCCAATTGTGTAATGTATTAGCTTAATATTATCCATAGGTTCGTTTTCGCTTTCAAGATAATTCCATTCGATTGGCAATTCACCAATCTGATCATCCTTAAGCCATGAGAATCTGTGAAGATACTTACCATCATTATTCATTACCGTTTCAAGCGTTAAATCTTTGTTATGCGTGTTGTTAAATACAATTACACTAGACCAGTTCTTACGTGGATAATCTTCGTTCTTATTGCCCAGGTATTTTACTGGATGTTTTGTTTGGTAATTATGCTTAACAACAAACACTGCTTTGCTTTGATCTTCTATAACGTAATTAACCAACTCAGCTATATCGCCATTGCAGATCATGTCACCATCACAAAATATAGCGATGCCTTCATAATCACAAAGGTATGGCACTAAGAAGCGAGAATAACTAAAAGCGTTACTACCGTCTTGATGATTCTCTGTGTATTCGTTTAGCGTGTTTAATGCCAGTGGTGTGAATGATACTGGTACGCTACTGTTTTCAATAACTGATTGGCAGAAGGCGTGATAAGCAACTGGTTCAATTTCACCGTCATAGCCAACAAATATTTTTAATACTTTAGTCACCTTCGTATTCTGATTTTCTTGATTCCCATGCCTGACAAGCTCTAGGCACATGGCAAGCAAATTCTAGTTTAGTGCAATAACCACGTTGTTGGTATGATTCGTAAATATCAAAATCATTTAACGGATACTCGTCTTTCATTGCTTTTAACATTTCTGGACTGTTATTAAAATAACTGCAATTACCGCAAATCTGATTGCGTGCTTGCTCTTCATCCACTTCCCATATTTTTGCCATTTTCTGCCAATATGGTTTGTTGTTTAAGGCAACATTGTCTGCCCTAAAATTCCAGTTATTTATAGCGTTGTTAGTGTTTACAACATTTTCTTTTTTGCTAACAATTTCAACTGGAAGTTCTAAGATGCCTTTCATTTTTTGCCTGTGCCTTTTTTGCCCATGCCTTTTTTGCTTGTTTTACCTTTACCGTAATTCATCATAAACCCTTTATTTGTGTAATTAAATAAAACGCATACTGCCAGCCATAACCTACGTTGGTTATTCCGAACTCGTCAGTGGGACAATCAGTTACTAATTGGGCTGTATCCAGATAGACAACTCCGAATCGTCTATAAGTGTTCTTTTAGCGCAAGCAAAATATGCCATCAGGCACATTTATTATCTCGCATAGAGCGGTAACTGCTTAAATTGCAGCCCCTATTATATCACTTTTTACTTATTGTCAACAATATATGGTAAATAATTAGTAAAAAACACTATATGTTGTGGTTTATAAACTAAAGTTTGGTTTACTTTTTTCACTTTAACTCGGCTAACGTGATTTTATAATTTCGTGATTAAACCTATTTAACACCATAAATTTAGCTTTGCGTAGATCGTCATCCCAGTTGCGTGGATTGATTCCATTTTTGCGGCACGTCTTGTTGTAGCAATTATTATTTTGTAATACAAACCGATAAAACGTTTCAACCACCAAAACTAATTTGTAGCGCATTGGTAAACTAATCACTATCTTTTCAATTTCGGCTGCTTGCTTATGATCAACTGGCTTTGATATTTGTATTGGTGCGTCATTATCATCACCATCAACACGTTCTGGCACGTACAAGCCCTCTAAAGACGCTGTCCTGCGCTTACTATGGCTGTCCTTGTAATAAGCTCTCCAGTTGTCTATTAAGTCATCCGCTTCTGTTGTCATTTCAATCCTCATATAATCGTTTGCCAATATTCATACACGCTTCAAACTCTCTATTACCTAACTTTGCCATTTGCTCGAATGTGACTACTAAAGCAACTTTATCCTGCCACGCGATCCGTTTCTTACGTAGCAGTTCTTCTGTGTTCATCGGCGTTATGCCTTGCAATTTGCCTAAACTGGATTTCATATAATATTTGCGCTACAACCTACATCAACTTTTTCTCTTGTTCTTTCTTTGCTAGTGCTTTTGTTTTGCTCTTTTATTTTTTTAACCATATCATCCGTAGTAAATGATATTTTCAATGCTGCTTGATCCGCTTTTCGGTAACAATCAACGTAATCTGTATATTTGTTTTGGCTTAGTAAAAGATGTTCGATTAATCCCTTATTACACAAGTCTTTTAATGCTTGATCAATTAAATTAGCTTCATATTGTGATTGATTAACAATATCATCAGTTGAGATAGGCTCATTAGTTAAAACACATAATAACCATTCAGAAACTTTTTCTTTTTGTGTTGGCTGATTAGATTGCTCTATTGGCTTAATCTTTCTCGGCTGCCCTTTTGGTGGCTGTACAATCTTCATAATTGATTCATACGTGCCAGTTTTAGATTGCATAAATGCTGTTTTACACTGATTGTTTGCAATAGTTGGATTGATGTATTTATCTATAACATTTCCATGCTGTATTAATTTTTGGATTGCTCGCCATACGTCATTACTTGGTATCTCTAACTCTTTGCTAATATCAGAAATAGTTTTCCATTCTGTTAAATAATCAAATATTGCAACGTAATCTAATGTTGTGATTTTCATCTAATTTCCCTTTACTAAAGTTAGTTTTGCTTTTGGTTTAATGCTACTTAATATTCTAATTGCTGATTCAATCTGATCTGTTACGATTAAATCTGTTTTGTTGTCTAACGGTAATGATTCAAGTATCTTAACTATATCAAGAGTGTTGTCTTCTTTACCGTCTGCAATAACTAATATTTGTTTAATCATTAGCTAAGTCCTTAATCTTTTGTTTGTATATTGTAATTAATTGCTTAATGTCATAAATTGTGTAGTTCCTAGCTACGTTATCGCTCTTTACAGCGTCAACTCTATCTTGCCCTATACGTAGTATCAAATTGGCTTCATAAGCTGTTGCAACGCGCTCACGCTTTGCTATGTACTTCTCTGAACCTCGATTGCATGATGAGCATTGTTTATGTGCATTATCTTCAACAAATCTTAGGTGTAAACTTGAACCCTTGCTTTTGAAGTGACCACAATCCCAATTTTCTCCATATTGCAAAACTTCTTTACCACAACTAATACATGGTTTTTGTGCATCACGTTCTCTAATGAATTTATTAAATATTGGCTGTAATTTGGCAATCCAGTATTTTGTTGGTTGCATATTTTCAATAGCTTGTTTAACTTCTTTAGATTCTATTTTTTTCCTTATGGCTAATTGTTTTGTTGTTTTTTCTTTTCCAGCAGTTATTGCACAGGGCAAACTGCAAACTTTTGTTGTAGCCATTCGTGGCATAAATTGTTTTTTGCAAACCGTGCAAGGTTTAGTTTTAGCTGTTTTCATTCTGTTCCCATTCGGCAAAATTAATATCAAACACTACGCCAAACTCAGTCGCTGCATCTGCCGTAACTTTTTCTATCAGTTCGTTGTAACCTTTGACGCTTAATGATTCGCTTGATACTCTTTGCAATTCTTTGCGTGTAATGCCTGTCATTACATTAATAAATTCTACAACTTTATCACCTAGAAATTTTTGTCTATAGTGTTCTTTCCATGTTTCAAGCACATATTTGTTACCATTAACAACCGCTTGCTGTGCAATTGTCAAAAGTATATAGCCGTGATAATACTTTCTTTGTCGATTAGTTAATGCCTCTTCGTAGCTAATTATTTGCATTACTTGCTTATTGCCATTTATAAGCTGTGGCTTGAGTATATTTTGCCAAACAGTCGTTATTATGTCGTAAGCCTGCTTTGGCTCATATAGATTAAACGATTCCATTATTTAATATTATTACTTGGTAATATTAATTGGTATTCATCAACTAACATTCTAATAGCGTCTTTTAATATATCCGCTTTAACGATCCAATCAGATAAATCATAATCGTCACTAAATATAATTGTAGTTTCATCGTGGTTTGGTGACCATTGAATTTTACATACTTTCATTTTGTTTTTCCTTTGCTATTTGTTTAAGTTCATCTAACTTACCCCTGCCAACACACTCAGCAATGCCGTTTTGACGCTTGTACAGCTCATATCTCTTGTTACCTGCTACCGTTACCTTACAGATGGTGTAAATACCGCACTGAAGGTAATACTGTTGATTTTGATGTGAATCTAGTTTGTTCTTTAGCCATGTCAATTTATTTAATCTCAATATAATCAGGGCAATCTTTGCTAAAGTCACTTACCGCAATTGGTGCATTGTCACCAGCCCACCAGAAAGTAGCATCTTCTCTTACCTTGTCAGTTAGTTTTCTGTCGCATTTATCGTTAGCGCATTTAGCATTACAAAAAGCCATATCCTTAAAGCACATCATGCTGTTGCCTCGTTATATTTTTGCGTAAAGCCTAATGTTTCATTGTCAAAGTTAATAGCAAGTTTACCTTCCCATTCCCCTTCTCGCTGTTTATCGCATTTTAGTATTACATCTGGCATATCTTCTGCCTTGTCTTTGTTTGCCCAAACAATTAAAGAGTTATGCACATTATCTGAAATAGCACCTGAACCTTTAGCATCATATCTACTACTTGGTGATCCTTCTCCCTTATTGCCTTTTTTAGTATGATGAACTAAATGGATGTGACAATTTTGTCGTTGTGCAATATTACATAACTCAACAACAAAATCCTTTTGCTCGTTGTAATTATCCTCACCAGCAATTACTCGCATTAAACTATCAATTACAAAATGCTTAACGCCTTTTTCTTTTGCGGCATAAGTGATAATTCCATACAACCGCTCTTTGTTTAGCCCACCAAGATGGTTAAAAATATAAAGATTTTGTGCAGTAAAACTCATAAAATTTGCATAATCTTCATACGTAGCATTTGCTGTTTTGCAAAACTGTCTAGTCATGCGAGTAATTGTTGATATCGGTTTCATTTCCAATGAAGCAATGCAAGCCTTTTCGCCTTGTCTTAAAATATCAATAACAGCAAAACCAAGCAACATTGATTTTTTGTGTCCGTTGTAACCAGACCACAGGGTTACCTCTCCGCCACGAAAACCAAATAAATCATGCAGATTAACAAAAGGTAATTTAGCACCTGTCATCTTGTCGCCATGCTCAACAAACTGCTCAATTTCGTGAAAATAATCAGCGACAATTTTTAACTTTTGGCTATCCTCTTCACTGGCTTTGTAATACTTTTCATAGTCAATATTGCTTGGAATATTAACCTCAGATAATAACTTATTGGCTATGTCATCAAGTCTACTCATTACATACCTGCCGCTTCATGTATTTTGTTAATAATTTCCATTGATCGACCTAATCTTTCTTTATCATTGTAAGTTAATGTTTCATTAAGAATTGATGATGCTCCCATGTAAACTATTTGCGCCTCGTACCGTAGCAATTCCAAAGCCTCTGTAGCGTAAATAATTCTTTTGCTAGGTTTGGTATAGCCTTGATCATTTGGCATAACATCAGCCCAGTCTAAGCCAATTGATTGCAATATCTCGTATGTACCACAACCAACAAAGCAGTTAATTAATACTCTTCCGCTTTCATCTAGCTTAATGTGCATTGATGGGGATTTGTCATCATGTGCTGGGCAACAAGCTACCCAACGATTCTTTCCAGTAGACTTAACTTTATGTAAGCGTGATATTAATTTTTCAATGTTCATAACATCCCTTTTAATATTTCATTCGGTTTTTTTACTTCAACTTTAGCCCAATTTGATCTAATAGCTTCCATAAATGCAGAACACCAATCTATATATTTATATCCTTTAGATTGACAATTATTAACAAAACTTTCGAGATGAATATCAAGGTCTTTGTGCTGATTTTTAATTGCCCATATTTCAACTCTTTTACTTATTCCAAAATCACTTGGAATTGGAACTCTTATTTTGTACTTTCTAGGTATATATTGTTTTATTGTTTTATTTGTTTTATGTGTGTCCCGTTTTGGTACCTGTTCAGTACCCATTTTGGTATCTGTTGGAGGTACCGTTTCGGTATCTGATACCTTTTTGGTAACTGTACCGTTTTGGTATCTGTTATCAGGTGCCATTTTGGTATCTGTAAATAGCCATGTCTTGTAATGTTTGTTAATTGATATTTGATTAACAAAATGACCATGTGCTTTCCTACCTGAATCATGTTTTATTACTACATTTTTATCTATTAATTCACGCAAAGTTTCAGATACTTTAGGTCTGTTAATTCCTGTTATATTAGCAATTTGAACTGATGACAAAGCATCTGATTTTTTACTAAACCCAAATGTCATTCTTGCTATTGCCATAATTATTAATATTTGCCTTTTACTAAAATCAGCAATTAATATAGCTTCCAACAACTCATTGGCTATTGGAGTATATCCATCTTCTTTTTGTGGATTGCCGTATGTATTGTTTGTTGCCATTTAATCAGATACCCAATCTTGTAGCTATTTCGCGCATAGCCTGATCGTACTCAGCACTTGTACAGTTAGGATGCTTGTCTATCCATTCCTGTTGATACAACTTGTATAATTCATACGTTGCGATAGCCATCATGAACCTTCCAAAAATTGATTAAGTAAAATAGTCCTATCCTTAGATAAGGGGCGAATGCCTTTTCGAACCTGATACATCATCTGTTTGCTAAATCCTAATATCTTAGCAAGCTCGACTTGACTACCAGCTTTTTTAATGGCGCGATTTAAAGTTTGTTTTTTCATAAATTTGATTCTAAATAAAAGTATAGCAAAAGTAAAGCGTTATTTATAATTAATTTAATTTAAACTATTTTAAATATATTTGAATATAATGCTTGACTAGTAAAGCGATAGCATTTAATATCACTACATCAACGCAATTAACCAGGCAAACAAAGGATTAATAATGACACTAAGAACTTTTACACTAAATGATATTGAATTAGATGTTTACTTTACCATGACACAAGAAAACGATCCGTACGGTACTGGCGATAGCCCTACCCTTTATGACGTAGACATTTTCTCAATAGAAACATTAGATTCAACTACTAATATTCAATCATTACTCGCTGATTCTGTAATCGACCAATTACATGACTTGATTATGGAAGAAGCCAAAAATGACTAATATTAATTTTATTATTGTAGCGTTAATTTTATACGCAGTGATTATGTTGGATGCTTATTTTAGAATGATGGGAGTAATGTGATGAATATAAAAGCTGAGCCTGACTTTGTGGATTATATTGTAATGGGAAAATATGTATCTTTTCGTTATGACACGCATGAAGAATGTGAAAAAGAATGCAGTAAAAGGATTCCAGTAGTCAAGCGCACATGGGTCGGCAACACAGAAATTCTTAAATCAGTGGAGATAATGTGATGAATAATAAAGATCTAGAAATTAGTGAGAAGTTACTGGCAATTGCAGAAGATAAAGATGTCGAATTTTATGATGATGGGAAATGGGAAATTAATAAAGAGCTTGCGAGCTTTGCTTTAGATTGGTTGTACGAGAATATAGACGAAATACGCATTAAGCCTGACCCCAACTTTTGGATAGGAGGTACAGTAAATTGGAGCCAAAAAGTAGGAAATAACAAAGCAATTGGTGGGCAATTTATTGTAAAAATAGAGCTAGACAAAGAAACAAAAACTCCAATTAATGTGGAGATATGTAATGACTAATTTTATTTATGCAGTAATAGCTGCGTTTGTATTCTTTTGTTCTATAGCGTTAGTTGAAATTAACGAAGCACACGCTGAGATAGTAAGACTTAAAGAAGTTAAATTGATGGACTGCAAATTTAGTAAGGGCGCTCACGCGCATACTTGGAAAAATGCTTGTTTAATTAAAGACGGAGTGGTGGAGATATTATGACTGACCTAGAACTAAACAAAGCAGTAGCAGAAGCGTATAAAGTTCCTGAATATGCATCCGTTGTAATAACCAACGGTGTTGGCGACTTTACCCTTAATTCAACGCCACTCTACCAAGACCACGGTAGACTTTTTGAGTTGTGTGTTGAAAATTTTATTACTGTTACCCAAAATGAATATGAGTCTGTATCTTGTAGACACCCTGACGAGTCAAACTATGACTCGGAAGAAGAACTATTTGAAGACCATACATCAAATCTAGAAGCTACTTGCATCTGTATTCTTAAAGCATTAGCTAGATTGAAAGGGATTGAATATGACTAAACATAAAGAACTTAAATCATTAGTAAAAAGTTTCTTTGAAGACTACCTAGATCAAGTAGAACAGAGCGACTATAACGATTCTATGTATCATCCTATTTATATTTCTTGCGGTAGAGGAATGATGCAAGATAAATTAGGATTACTCTTAGACCGAATGAAGGAATTATCTAAATAATAAAGGTGAAATAAAATGAATATTGATAACGAAATAGCAGAGTTACAAAAACAAATAGGTGACGTAAACAGCAAAGCGCGTGGCAGTGGTGCGAGATATAACAATGGCAAACCTGATTTATCACTAATCCCATTAGCCACATTGTCAGATGAGGCTAGAGTTTGGATGTATGGGCGTGAAAAATACGCGGCATGGAATTGGACTAAAGGCATGGATTGGTCAATCCCTCTAGCTTGTGCGCTTCGTCATCTATCTAAATGGCAAGAGGGCGAGGAACTAGACGAGGAAAGCGGATTGCCACACTTAGCCCATGCTATGTGCAATTTACGGATGCTTACCTTGTTTTCACAAAACTATAAAGAAGGTGACGACAGACCAGTGAAGGAGTTAAAAAATGCAGAGTAAAAAAGGCTCATTCTACGAGGCTTGCCTGAATGTGTTTATAGGGTTTTGGATTAACTTTTTCGCTAACTTGGTTATTTTGCCTATGGTTGGTTTCCATATCACGATAGGGCAAAACTTTTACATTGGCTTGCTATACACTCTTGTATCAGTTGCCCGAAGCTACACGATAAGACGCTGGTTCAATAGCTACATAGTTAAAGCTGCTGAAAAGTTAGCACATGGAATAGGAGTTAAAGATGAAATATGAAGATGAATTTACAGTGTGGTTGTACAACAACTATACGATTACCAATGGCGATATGTTAGTTGAGTATTTGGAAGATGGTATTTCTTATGATGACTTTTTAAATGAAATGGGGTTAAAAGATGATGAGTGACGGAGCTGATTTTCAGCAGCAAGAGGAAGTGGAAGAGTTCCAGCAGTATTTGGAAGAGCAGTCTCAATGGTTTAAAAAACAATTAAATGATTTTGAAACAACATTTGGAGTAAATAATGAGCATATACAGCAAACTAAATGATGCGCGGGTGGCGTTACAATCAACTAAGCTAAACAAAACCGGGAAGAATAGTTTTGCGGGCTATAACTATTTTGAGTTAGGCGACTTTTTGCCAGAAATTAATAAAATATTTAATCATTACGGACTTTGCGGTGTTGTTTCTTTTGGTACTGAGTTAGCAACGCTTACTATTTACGAAACAGGAGGCGATGGCAAAATTGAAATCACTAGCCCCATGAAAGATGCAAACTTAAAGGGCTGCCATCCAATACAAAATTTAGGTGCAGTAGAAACTTATACAAGACGTTATTTGTGGGTTGCTGCAATGGAAATTGTAGAGCATGATGCTTTAGATTCTAGTCAGCCACTTAAAGAAAACAAAGTACAGCCACCTAGAGAAAGTGCGAAGTCAATTACCAGGTCGATATGGGATGAAATGACACCTGAAGAACAGGCGTTCTTAAACGACATTGCTATGGAAATCGTAGTAGCATTAAATGAGGGAAATACGGATGAGGCTTGCAGATTATTCTATGAGCAAAATCTTACGTCAGATGAAGAGCAACCCGCATTATGGTCGCGCTTAGATAGCAAACAACGCTCTACAATTAAAAAACATCGTGAAAGTTTAAAAGGGGAAACAAAATGAATGTACTTACAGCAATAGGAAACTTACCAAGAGATGCAGAACTTCGCTTTTTACCTGACGGCTCACCAGTATTAAGTTTTAGCGTAGCATTGAATAGTGGCTACGGAGATAAAGCACAGACAGATTGGTTGGACTGTAGTTTGTTTGGAAAACGTGGTGAATCATTAGCTACAATTTTAACAAAAGGAATTAAGGTTGGCGTTACTGGCGAGTTTTCAACAAACAAATACAAATCCTCGTCAGGTGAGGAAAAAACTTCACTACGCTTGCGTGTAAATTCAGTTACTTTGACAGGGAATAAGTCGGATTCATCTACAGCAGAGCCAGCTAGTAAGCCAGCACCTGCATCCAAAACAATCGAAAATATAGAAGAAGATATTCCATTTTAGTATAGGAGAAATAAAATAAAACAATGGAGAAACAATTATGAAAAAAGATAGCGCACTTGATAAGCAAGTTGCTGGAACACATTACAAGTCAATGGCAATCCAACCAGTAGAATTTATTACAAAAAATTCAATTGGATTCTTGGAAGGTAACATTATTAAATACGTGTGCCGCCATCATGCTAAGAATGGTATTGATGATATTAAAAAAGCAATCCATTACTGTGAGCTTCTGCTTGAAACAAAGTATGGGGAAAAGTAGAGAGTCTTTAACGCATACATTGTTAAAGTTACAAGAAGACTAGAGGGAATAAAACTATGAGCGACCCATTTAAAATAATAGAACCCACTGTTATAAGTTTTAGTGGCGGTAGAACGTCAGCATTTATGTTGTTTAAAGTATTAGAGGCTCACGACGGCATTTTACCAGCAGAGGCTATTGTGTGCTTTGCTAACACTGGTAAAGAAGAAGAAGCCACACTGGAATTTGTACACGACTGTGCTTTAAATTGGAACGTGCCTATCGTTTGGCTTGAATATCAAACAGAAAAACCAAATTTTAGACTTGTGCATTATGAAAATGCCAGCCGCAATGGTGAACCGTTCGAGGATTTAATTAATAAAAAAAACTATTTGCCAAATCAAGCGCAAAGGTTTTGTACACAAGAGCTAAAAGTTTTAACAATCCATCGCTACTTAAAATCAATTGGCATTGCAGAGTATCAAACTTTTGTCGGAATTAGGTCGGATGAGCCTAGGCGCATAGCTAAAATCTCATTGCAAGAAGACAAGCTAATGCCTTTGAGCAAAACCAATATAACAGAAAGTGATGTATTTGAATTTTGGAATAATCAGAACTTTGATTTGAATTTAAAAAAAGTATCTGGTGCATCTAATTGCGACTTGTGTTTTTTAAAAGGTACTAAAATTTTAAGTAGCTTAATTCAAGAAAAGCCCAGCAGAAGTATATGGTGGGAAAAAATGGAACAAAAAATAGGCGCAAGGTTTTCAAAAGACAGACCAACGTACAAGCAAATGGCGGATTATCAAAAATCGCAAATTGAACTATTTGTAGATGAATCAATTTCATGTTTTTGTGGTGATTGAATTCCCTGCATTTTACAATCACGCTGGCTATGTTCGCTTTGTCATGCAAAATGGCATAAAGAAAATGTAAGTGGAATTAACGGTTAAACCATTTTAGTATAGGAGAAATAGAATGAAACAATTATTAATAGCAGTAGCTTTACTTGTAGCATCAATGGCGGCATCCGCTCAATGTAATACGCATACAATTATGACTGCTGACGGCAGAATGGTTATGTGTACTACTTGTTGTTCTAATGGAAACTGTACTACGAGCTGTTTTTAGAAAAGAGAAATAGAATGAGTAAATTAATAGTAGCACTTTTATTAACAATAGCATCAGTAGCAGCATTAACAGAACCAATAACAGAATTAACAGCCCCCGCAATAGGTAAGTGCAGTACGCAAACGATAACATCTGAAAGTGGCAAGGTTACTGTTTGTACGATTTGTTGTTTTAATAAGCATTGCAACACAACTTGTAGGTGGGATTAAAATGACACCAGAAAATTATGTAAACAGAAAAGACGCTCTTAAAAAGCAGGTCAATGGCGACCATTATAGAAAGGTTAAATAAGAAAGCCCCGTTGTCGGGGGCTTTTTTTAACTGAAAGGTAATTATTTGTTCATTACGTACATTGTAACTTCAAAGCCAAAACGCATTTCAGTTGCTGCTGGTGATGTCCACATGTTTACATTCCTTTGTTTTGTGTACACATCGCTATGTACATGTTTATATTTCTTGGTTTATTAATAGCTTAAAAGCTAAACTATTAGTATATATATTAAGTCTATACTAAACTCT